CCGGTCAAAAAATTTTCTGCACCTTCCATTTTGGCAAATGCGCTGTTAGTGGAACTTTTTAACCCTTCTTTTACCCATTCTTTGACATTGCCAACCGACCTAAACAACAAATTGTCAGACAGTTTTTTTCTTGGGCCTAACCCTTTGTCTATTCCTTCCCCAATTGCGCCAAAATGGGAACTTGTCGCGTCTAAAGCTTCAATAATACTTTTTGGTTTTGTAGGCTCAAAATTAAAAATATCGCTTGTTTTTTCAACAAATTCAACAAATCCTTTAACTGAAGCTGTAAATTTTTCAGACGACAAATAATTGCCAAGGTCATGCAATCCGGTTGCCACGCTGGTTATTCCATCTTTAAATTTATCAGACCCAATCAATTGGTTTACGTCATCTTTTAATGCGGTGGTCAGTTTAATCAATTCAGGGCTAAGCTCAATAATCCGTTTCATAAAATTAATTTCAAGCTCATTTCCAGCCATATCAAGCGTTTGGTTTAATCTAGTCCATTCCGTTATTTGTTTGTCGGTAATTTCCAATAATTTTAATTTTGACTCATAATCAGATTGAAAACCGCCAACTTGTTCGGCCGGCATTCTTTCAAGCCGGGTTGCATCTTCCGCTGAAAAAAAATGCCCCCATCCTTGGCTTTCCATGCGTTGCGACAATGCCATTTTCCACTCCGCCCCATATTGGCTTTTGAGCTGGTCAATAAGCGTTTTAAAATTTTGGACTAATGCGCCACCTATTTCGGTGGTTGATTTTCCATACAGCTCTTCTTTTTTCATGCCCGTTGTTTGGGTAAAAAGCTTGTAGGTGTGCTGCAAATCGACCTGCGCTTCTTGTATTTTGCTTAGCAAAGCTTCCGGGTCTGTCACTGGCCTGTACGCATTTTCAAATGCCAGTTTTTGCCCTAAATTTAGCCCCAAACCACGCGCTGTAAATGACTTTTTTTCTAAGTCACTGCTCATTTTCCCAACAGAAAATGTTGCCGCCACGCCTACGCCAAAGGTAAATTTAGCCAGCGTTTTTGTTGCGTCTTTTAACCCATGAACAAAACTGTCCACGGGTTTTTTTAACATATCGGCTCCATGCCCATAAAGGCTTAACGAGCCGCGCAACAATTCTACTGGACCAAATCCGTCATTTCTTCTTGCAAGATTGTTAGTTATTGATGATTGTCGCGGAGAGCCTGTAACTGAAGGCTGAGTTTTTGCGGCTGCATTGACCTGGCCCGTTTGTGGCATAGGCCCGACAAAACCATTATTAGGGTGTGCCGTATAAGACGGCGTTTGCCATGTGCCAATTGATGATTGTCGCGGCGACCCCGTATTAGGCGCGCTTGCATTGGCGTTCGGTTGCGGTGCTTGCCGGTATGTCCACGAAACACCAGGCATGTTGGTTGCTGTGGAGGGAGGGATTGAGGAGGGCTTAGGGGATTCGGTAATTGTTGGGGCTTGCGGGGCGGATAAATTGCCTTGTGCGCCCACTTGTACGGTGACTTTGTGGGATTTTTCAAGCCACGCTTTAAATTTTGAGTCGTCAACCTCGATTTCTACAATCGTTTTAAGCGCCATATTTTTTTAATTCCCGTATCAAAAAACGCTGCCTAAACTCATGGGCCGATTGATAATTAAGGTCAGGGTTAAATTTCTTAAATAATTCCCCTATGCCTTCATCCGCCAGCCAATCAAGATGGTGGCTTATAACATGATCGCCTGATTGGTAAAACTGTCTGCCTCTGTCAATGTCGGCAATGAATCGGTGAATGCCGTACAGCTCAATGATTGCGATTGCCCGCCCCATCGTTCCAATATCGGAAAAATCATAGCCATCCGTTTCGACCCGTACACGGCATAGGCTAAGGTAAAAAAAACAATAGCCCCGTCAATTTCTTGTATGTCGGCTTGTTCTAGCATCCCGCGTTGTATGGCGGTGTAATAAGGGATGGTTTGCCAACCCGCATCACTGGGCATAATGACGTTAGTCAGGCGCCTAATTTCATTCATCAGGCCGTTTTCCACGCCATCCGAACCATCCCATTCATCAAGTGATTTTGCCACTTTCTTAAGCATAAAAGCCGCTATTTTTGGCGCATTTACCAGATTGCCGCCTAGCCGCTCTAATGCTATGCTCATGGGTTCAAAATATTTTTCAAACACCTCATTACTTATGGGTGTTGAATGCACCCATCCGCTTGTATCTTTTATATCAACCGGAATAACAAGGTTAAGCTGTTTGTTTATCATGCGTTCCACATGTCGCTATTGATATAGTAAATGCCTTGGATGGTTATCCGTTGTTCAACGGCTGTGCCGTCTAGTGGCAAATCACCCACCGACACAATAGCACAATTGCTAAATGTGTAATCTTGTAACGCCGATGTGTCGGTAACTACCCTGATTTCGCCTAAGCTGGTGTTTAGTTCGGTTTGCCCGCGATATGCTTGTGCCATGCCGGTCGTTTTTAAAATATCGGCCGTAACCTCAACAATCACATAAGGTTCAGGCGATTGCACCGCGCCGGTGGCGGTCAAAATCAACGATGCCGTTTGCCCCGTAAATCGAATGGCAATTTTTCCTTTACCAAGCTGCGGCGCGGTAATGTTAAGGTTGGTGTTATTCGGGACAACAATGCTGCCCCTTATCTGGTTGATTGTGCCTTGTGCAATTCTTGGGTTTGCCATATTTGCTCCTTATTGTGCGGTGTTGGTGGCGATAACCACGCTAAATGATATGGTCAAGAATCCCGTTTGCGTTGCAAACGTCACCGACAAACCGTTATAAATGCCCTGTGAATAATCGTTAGGATTGGCTTGCGTGTACGTTGTATATGGGATTGCATTGACCACCGGCGCGCCGCCAATCAGCCCAAACGAAACGCCACGATTGACCGTGCGTTGCAATACCGCTGTCAACGTGTTGATACCTTGCTGTGTGTAATAAAGCGGGTTGAGCGTGTTGTTTGACCCGTTAATGATTGCATTGGCAAGGTCAATATGTCCGTTAATATCACACCAATCAATTGCATACCAGTAATTAAGCTGGCTTCCGTCCGAGTATTCGCCTTTTTTCAATATCACATTCGACAATCCACCCTCGGCGCCGCTTGCCGCATAATTGATATTGTTGGCTTCCATAGCCGCCATATCGATGCTGTTGCTGGGGTAAACAGTACACCCGTATAAAAACGAATAAGCCGCTTGTGGCACACGATGAATCAAAGAAGGCGAATAATTTAGCAAAATAGCCATCAATGCCGCCGCTAATGATTCAGTGCCGGAGTAATTTGGCGAGTTTTTGCACACCACCGCGCTCTTTTTTCCTGTCCAAAGATTAGTTGTGTTGCTGATGTTAAAGTAAAAATACACTTGCCCGTTTGGCGTTGACGCGGCGCTTATCATGCTGGCAAATGCCGTGGCTGCCGCCAAATCGCTTGCCCATTCGTTTGGCAACAAAAACGTGTAAATCAGATTAGGGTTGTTTGCCCTAAATGAATTTAATAATGCTATGCCATCAGAGGGGTTTACGTCGCCCAATTCCAACACATAAATGCCAACTGGGGAGCTTTGAGCGCCTCCCGCTTGCGTAAAATATTCATTAACTTGATTTTGCAACTGCGCTTCATCGGCAATAAGCATTGTGCCGCCAGTTACCAATGTGCCGGGGTTTGACGCATAAGGGTAAGTAAATGTTGATGTGCCGGTTACGGTGCATGGGAACGTACCGTTATAACCCGCTGGCGCTGTTCCACCAGTGACCGTATTGCCGGACAATGTCAGCAATATGTTGGCTTCACTGGACAATAAGCCGTGCGGCGTTGCAGTTGTCACTGTTACCGTGCCACTTGCCCATGTCATTGTGCTGATGGATTTTGATGCTGCCAATAATGCCGCCAATGCCGCCGCATTGGTCAAAAATGCCGAGCCTTGCGCGTTATTGCCCAATACAACGCCAGCCGTTCCGGCGACATACGGGGTTAATGTAGTTGCGCCCACTGACACGATAGCACCGGTTTGTAGTAGCGCACTTGGGGAGGGGGCTTGCTGTACGCTTATGTTGTAATTGACAATATTGCTCATTTGCAAGCCTTAAATGTAAGAAAGCGAAATGACTTGGCCTGTGCCTGGTGTAACCACCAGACCATTTGCAAATGGCATATCAACCAGATAAATGCCTACCGTGGTTGGGATATTAAATATTAGGTTAGCCGCAGCCACGCCGCCGGTTGTCGCCACGTCGCTGACTGTTCCTGCCGCGCTGCCAGCGGTGTTGACAATTAATCTGGCAATCCTGCCTTGCCCGGCTTTGATGACAGTTGCAGCCGTTACGTTTAATGCAGTGCTGGTGCTTGAACCTGTGATTAATGCGCCTTCAGGGGCAACATTTAACGGTGTCATCGCATTGGTTGATGTCAGTTTTGCCACATAGGCGGTCAATTTTGCAACATTCATAAATTTACTCAGCTAAATGATACGGTTGGAATGCACGTTGTTATCAATTGCCGCGCAATCGATTGTGCAACTGTTTGGTAATAATTCACTTCAAAATCAATTGTTTTTTTCATGCCACGAATATTCAACTCTGATTGTGTCCGCACCATATCTTTAACGACCGGACAATTGGTAATGCCAAACTGTTCTTTTAGGCTTTCGTTTAAAACGTAATCTACAAACAATAACGCTTGATCATTACGCAAACCATAAATAACAATTTTTGCCGTTTCTTTTATCAGTTGATAATGGGCGGTGTCGCTATCAATGTATGGGTAGGATTGCCACGCTTCTTGTGAGCCGTCCAAAATGTTCACCACTGCATAAGGGGGTGTTAAATTGGTTGGCACAAGATACGCCGGATAAACAGGCATTATTGCATTAAGCGCCAGCCAAATGGGCAAGCTGTTTGATAAAACTTTGTCGGTATTGGCAAGTGCCGCCGCATCATTAATGATCTGCGTGGACATTGCCGGATACGTTGCGTCACCAAAATAATGGTAAAGCCCTGATTGCCGATAAAATTTTGTCCGTGCCGTAAAACTAAATGTCAAATCATCCATTGCCCCTAAATACATGGTGGTGGATTCAATGTCATTAAACGGTGCTATCTCCACATTGGTGGTAAACACCACATTCTGTACGGCAATTGTTTCGTCTTCGCTTTGCCCTTGGTTGGAATCGTAATGCACCGACCCTTCAACTTGCAGAGACAAAGGCATGTTGGCGGGCGGGATTGCCAACAAACTGGCATTTACCCAAAAAATAAACCCGTCAACCGGCAATATTTGTTGCACATACAAGTTAAACGTGACTGTCTGATTTCCGGACAGTTCGTTTAAGCCCTGCACCAAAGCCGCGCTCATTTGAGAGCCTTGGGTTGCCGCTATTTCTTGGATGCTCACAACCAAGCCCTAAAGAACTTCATATACATGCCGGAGTCAAACAATGGCGTGTTCATGATTCGCTGGTGTTTTTTAAACCGCGAACGGTTCATTAATGCGCTTTTATTTGGCGCTTGTTTTATTTTTCCATTAAATTGCTGGTTTAAAATTTCTTGTTTAAACCGTTCTTGCAATGGCTTGCAAAAAATAGGTTCATTTGTGCCAGATTGAACTTTATCAAGATAAGCTTGACCGATCATATCGGCTAACCCTTCGCTTTCCATCATTTCAACAAAACATTGCATAACACCTTTTCCGCCATTTTTGCTGTTTTGTTTTTCAATCGAATCAGCCGCTTCGCCAGTTGTTTGGTTTTGTGCGTCTTTATTTTTGGCAATAAACCCTTGGCTTAGGTAGCTAACATTTTCTACACCAAGCTTAAACGTCATCATGAAACGCCCCACAAAGTGCCGTAGGTTGCCGCATATTGCAGGTATGTTCTGCCATAGGGCGTTTTTAAGTTTTGCAAATTAGCCAAAGATAAATTTTTCATGACTTCTGGATTTAGCAATGTTTGTCCGGTGCTTTCGTCATGTGACTCGCTTATCAAGCCGGGGGCAAAACTGTTTATTTTTAAAGTTGACCGCAAATCACTAAAAAATGTTTGCCCGTAGTTGTCTTGGGCAAAATTTATTAAATGGTCTGCGGCTAAATTGTAAACGCATTGGTCGTAAATAATGCTGCTAATGTTGGCAATATCCAAATTAACCATATCCAATGCTATGTTATATGTCATTGTGACAACATCGCTGTTAGGGCATAGGTACTGCGGCCCTATACCCACAACACATTGGATAAATGATTGATAGTCCGCCAGCGTAGGCATTTATTTCTTTGCCTTTTTTGACACTATCACGCCTTCCGCCAATGTCGGCTTGTCAATTCCTATCTGCTTATCCTCAACCACCGATGTTTTAAAGTCGCCGGTTTTTCCCAATGCCGATTCTTCAAGCTGGTTGTTCATTGCAACTGCCGCCTCAATGCGGATTTTTTTACCCAATTCTTCCAAATATTGGTCATTATGGGTAAACGCCAATTCGATCAAATTAATATTTATTGGCTTGTCAATGCTGTAACAAAGCCCAACAAATTCCTTTGTTGATTTAACTTTGTCGGCACTGATAAACCCGTAAACTTCGTATTGGCTAATGATGTAGCTTATATCTTCCGGCTGAAAATCAATGGGCAATTGTGCCTGTTTTCCAGCCTCAATATTAACGTGTTTGTTTATTGGGTCGCCAAAAACTTTGTAATTAAATATAAAGTTTTGTTTGCTTGTGTTGGCTACAAACAATCTCATAATCAATACGCCATGCTGATTAAAGTAATTGCTTCTGGCCTTAATCCCCAGCCCGGTGTCACACGAATTTCGGAAATGACATTTGTGCCGCCTTGTGACAACGGCGACACGATTTCCATTGGGGCTGACATATCCGACAGCATCAATACGGTCGCCTCCATGCCAGGGGTAAGCGTAGCAAATTCGTTAGTGTTGATTCCTGATCTTATTGGCTTTTTGACCACGGGCGCATTAATAATAATTAAATCAGTGCCGCCCGTTCCTGCGCCAATCAATGTATCATCTAACTCCCATTCAACATCATCGCCAGCCACTTCACCGGCAACCCGTTCGACCATGCCAGCCACGGTGTCTGTTCCTGCGCCTTCGCGTTGAAATTGGGTTAATTGGACAATGCCGCTGTACGTCAATTGGCTTTGTACCCTCTGTGGTGTCAAAATGCGAATTTTTGTTGGCATACCAATATGCATCATTCGGGCTTTCAATGCACCAATTTGTGTCAGCAAAAAAATTGCCATTTGACCGGGGTCATAGGTGCTCACGTTTTGGTTGCCGTTTGAGTCAGGAGGCAATGTGACTGCTGTAGCGCCTGCGGTGTTTGCCAAACCTTCGCCGGTTGACGGGTTCATCCCGTACAACAAAGCGTTTCTCATAATCTGATAAATGCCTTGCCTCATGCCAAGCCGCTGCGCTTCTGGCAATGAATAACCCCAATTGTTTGCCGATTCAATATCGTGATGGTCGTAATCCGCACCCGACCGTATCAAATAGGTGGGTACGTTAATCATTTTGCTGGTTATTGAAACCCCCGGCAAAATGTTAGCCGCATGGGTACTTGCGGTTGACTTTGTTCGGATGTTCATTACCTTGGCATAAACTTGCAACATGCCTTTGCCTAAACGCACCAACGGTTCACAATTGGGCAACATGTTAAATGCACCAGAAGCTTGTTGGTATTGCATGATGATTTCAGGCAATACCATCGAAGGATGTACCTGCGCCCATGAAGGGGTAATATCTGCGCTCATTGTCTGCCCTTAAATTTGAATTAGTGCCACTGTACCGGTTTCGTTCCAGTACAGATTGCCATTGCCGCCAGCCAGCGGGTCGTTGTAAACGATAGTACGGCTGTTGCCGATGTTTAGGCCAATTACATTAATGTTCAGTGTGCCGCCAAACGCATTAAGCTGGCCTTTTGGTGTGATTGTTGGGTTTGCAACCGCCGTGGCAACCGGCACGTAAAAAGTTACGGTTGTGCTGGCTGATACCGCTGCCGCCACTTGCCATGACCCGTTGTAAACCAGCGGCACAAAGCCGGACAAATTTATGTAATCATTGGCAGGGACTGTAACCGCTGATGCCAATGTTAATGTGACAAGGCCGGTAGTGGTGCTTACAGTTGCCGACGACACCGATACCGCTGCGGTTGCCGTTTCTGCTGCAATCAACTGTTGACCCACAAAATCCCAGCCAGCCGCCACTTCTAATGCGCCGCCCGCTTGTGTGCCAACTAATGTTGCTGCAAATGCAGGATCACATTTAACGGGAATTTTTGCCAAAGAACCCAAACGATAAAAGTTAGCGGTTTGTCCGGGCTGCCCGCTTGGCACAGGGGATTGAGGTGTCGTCAACCAACTATGGGCTTGGTTTGCCACTGCAAAACCATTGATTGACCCAACGCCATTTGTCGAAGAGGTAGTAGCCCGTGTGATCTGGTTTCCGCGCGGGTCTGATTTTATTGTTTCGGTGACTGCCACGCCGCCCCACATGGGGTATGTTTCGTTAGCACCAATAAAACCATTGGCTAACTGATACCGCACCGCCGATTCTTGCAGCGCCATACCTTGCACATAGCCGTCTGATAATACGCTAAACCCACCAGCGGCATTGGTGGGTAGCATTGGATTTAATGTAATGCTCATTTATTTATCCTTGCAAAAGAAACTTTATGGGACGGAGCTTTAAACTGGTTCATCCACGCTGATGGACTACCTTTGAACGTGCTGATTTCGCCACCGCCGCGTAATTTTTGGACGTTTTCAATAAGCCCATCGCCTTCGTAATAAGCGGGGTTTTGTGCCACTGCGGTTGCATCGGCATAAATTGCCCGTTCGGCTATGCCAAAGGTGGCTTCATCCATAATTTTGCCTAAATCAATCCCTTTCCAGTCATTTGAATGTTTCTTAAACATTTCAACAACCCGTTTGCGGTAAGACAATGGCCTTTCGCCCATCATAGGGGCGGGGGCTTTAGTGCCAAACGCATGGGCCACCGAGTCCGCACGGGCTTGCGCTTCGCTAAGCTGGTTAAGTTCAGCATCGTTAAGGATGACGGGCAGGCGTGCTTCAATGGCTGCAATTTTTGATTTCAACAATTTATTTTCTTTTGCCAAAGAATCCGCCACAATTTTGGCTTCTTCTTCTTTTTTTTCTTTGTCTGATTTTTCGTCGTCATCATCGTCAGCAAATTTAGTTTTGCTGTCGTCGCTATGACAATCATCGTCGTCAATTTGCGCTTTGTTGCGCTCCATATCTTCGGCATTGTCAATTGCCTTTTCAGGGTCGCCTAAACTTGCGGCGGCTTCTTCATGCCCGCTGGCTTCTTTCTTTTCAGCACTTTCAAGTGCCGTCAAGCGCGTCATAATTTGCTCCATCATGCCTAAAATGGCTTTTTCGCCCGCCGACATTTCTGGGGCTGTTTCTTCTGGTATTTTGTCCATTGAGTCTGTTCTCACCGTTTTTTGAGTTGATACGCCCAAAGGTTCGCCGCCTTTATCCCAAACGCCATGCAAACAAATGGCTAAATGGTCGATATGCGAGGCTTCGCCTTCGATTAAAATTTTATCTAACCTATCATTGTTTTTTATTTTGTTCAAACTGCTATCTGACAAGATTACCCCGGGGCTAGTGGACAATTGGGTTTCCTGCATTTCTTTTGCCGCAGTTTCGTCATAAATCCGTGCAATACCCCACACCTCATTACCCAGCTTATAGGCAAACATAATGCTGCCTATATTGCGCTTGCCATACTCTTCTGAGCTTAATAATTCGGTTTTGTTGTCAGGATGAAACCAGATCACCGGTAGCCCCGCGCACCGCTCCATAAACTTAGGGTTTAAATATTCTTCAGGTGGCCTGTAAACGTATTCGTCCAGTTTGTCACGATACGCCACGCCTGTTCCGGTGATACGCAAGGCAAACAGCCACATGTTTTCGCATTTTTGCGGCGATTCTATTTCACCGGCGGCTATTTGTTTGGCTATATCAAGTTCGTTCATTTTCGACTTTTTCTCTTCCGGCGGCGGTCAATAAATGTTCTGGCAGGTCTTTTAACTTGTAAATGTATTTGCGGTAATAGCATTTGCAATTTGGCAATTCACCAGGCTGTTCGTGTTTGGTTTTTTTTGCCCATCCGTTTTGGGTTGCCCAATTGTCCGGCAATAAAAAAACCGTGCCTTGCAAATCATGTTCTTTATGGACTTCACGGTAATTGTAATCTGGCTCTCTAAAATTGCTGTGCCATATTCCTGCTATTGCGCCGGATTCTTTGGCTATGATTGTCGCAACCTTGCGTTCAAGCTTCCTTTTTTGGTCAGTTATCACATTATTTTCTTTTTTGGTCAAATCGACCATGGGCTTGACTATGTATGACGTGACTTGCCGCTGGTCAACTATTGTCGGGTCACTGGATGCCCAGCCGATAAACCGCCGTTGTACGTCGGCTTCTGCCGTTTGCCTATGCAAATTGATAATATCGTCAGCGGCTCTTATAGTGTCGTTTAGCTCTTGCGCCAGTTTGTATTTGATTCGGTCAATGTTTTGTTGTCCTGCATGGGGGGCTATTTTTTTGATCGCGCCGTGTTGTGTTGCCCGCTGATAGCTTGCGGTCAACCGCTCAGCCGCTTTTTTGGTTGGCGGGTAATCGCGCCGCAAGGCCAGCAATATCCACCATGCCCAGTCGTGCCTAGCTTTGTCATAGCCCTGTGCCATGATGTCAGCCACGGCATTGCGTACTAATGCCTTAAAGCTTAAGCGCATTTAATACACATTGTCAGTGCTTTGTTCTATCGGCTCAGGTGGCACATAGGCCGCCAAAGCCTCTTCGTCAATTTCTAATTTGTTTGGAAACGTGATTTTTAGCTCATTGATGTTGTCTGCCACCCATGCAATCAAGGCCGCACGGTTTACCGGGTCTAGCATCGGGGCCATTTTGTCCAATACGATTTCCGAACCTTTTAATCTAATTTCTTCTGCTTTTAACCGGGTTTCTTCCCGTTCCTCTATCAAATCAGGCCATTTTGCTTCAAACGAGTTTGACCATTTGTAAAATGCCGCGTCAAATGTCATGCCGCCGTAATCGTTCTGAAATTTTTGCACAATGTTGTCGTAAAATTCTGGTGTCCATGCCAATCTCATGCATATTTTGTCCATAAATGCGTATAACCCATTCATTGATTCTCTGACTGTGTCGATATAACGCATTTCTTTTTTAGCATCCTCGCCGCCTTCGTTTAGGCCCTTTGCAAAACTATCACCCGTCAACATGCTGGCTGGCACGTCTGCCGCAAGGGCTATGTTTTCGATGATGTTGTTTCTGCTAACCGTCATCGGCTCTGATATTTGCGTCAGATTGATTGACTCGACCGACTCATCTAAATCCAGGCTAAACACGTTTCCTGACCGTGCATTTTTAAGCAGTTGCCGCTTAACATCCGCCGCTTTTTGCATTAGCTTGTCAACGATGCTACTTGGCTGGCGCATTTTTGCCACCAACAATCCGGCTTTTTCTTGCACCAAATCGTCCGTAATCATTGACTGTATAAAAGACTTTAGCGGGTATAGCGCTCGCTGGTATTTAGATCTTCCGACATACCCATAGCTAGACCCCGTATAGCTAATGTAAATTGGCTGTTCGTTCATGATTACACAGCACCGCGACGGGTGTATTTTTACACCTGCCACTGTCACGCCAACCGGCCGCTGAAAGTTTTTTGATAGCGGGTTTTGTTCCAGCACCAAAGAGCCGGCAGTGTTTAACGGGTCAAATTCGTGGAAAATTGGCACTAATTTGTGCAGTTCATCGGGTGGGATAACGTCGGATTTTTCGTAGTCATTTTGTGTTATTGGGTTTATAGCGTCCACGTCATACGACAATGTTGCCGCGCCATAAATTCCCGCTAGTCGTGCCGTGTTCTTAATGTGCGTGTCAGCGTTCATTAATTTCCACATTTTTTCAAATGCTTCAGCCACCGAATTTTCCGGCGAATCCTGTATTGTGATCTCGCGCGGTTTGGACATTGCAATGTCCAGTGGGGTGTCTATCAGCCGTTTGCCCAGCGGGTGATATTCGTAAATTGTTTTGCAAATTTGATAGCTTGGTTCACTTCCCGGCTCAATGTTATCTGCCAACAGCATTTGTTGCAGTGGCGTTTCCATGCCGCCGTTATCGTTTATGTCAATATAGCTCATTAAAAACCTTTAGAATCGCCTAGGCCAATAGCCACGGCATAGCAAAAACAATCCAACAAATCATCCGCACGTTTATATGCCTCTTTGTCGCCCGGTCTAAATCCCGCTATTTGTGATAAAAGATGGTTGCGGCTAGCCCCTTTGTATGTCACTAGCCTGTCATGTGCTGTTTGGCATAGCTTGACCATGCCGCGATAGACATAACCCGATACGCTGATCGCCCGCTCGTCTTTACCGACCGATGTCAGTTTGCTGTCAATTGCATTTGCAGCCCAGCCGCGGCGGTGCGCTTGTTGGATCAAAATCATACCGCTGGCCTTGTCTTCAATAAACGCCCCGGCACTACCCAACCTTGCCCGGTACATAACCGCCATGGATTCAAGATTCTCATAAACCGTTGGTAGCCACGTTTCCAACAATGCCCCCTCAATTTGCACAATATCCCAATCTAAAATTACCAGCGGATGCCCGTAATATTTGCTGATTGCACAATAAATGACCGCTGTGCCGTCATGCTCTTTGCCCGTTTTTGTTGCCGAGTCAATGACCGCGTAAACGTAATCTACCGGGTTATCAATACTGACCGCCGTCCCATCAACCAGCATATTGCCTGTGTCAAAAAACGCACAGCCTGACCAATCGACAAATTCCGCCAAATATTCTTGGCGGTAAACCATGGGGTGATTGTCCGCCTCCAGCTTTGCCAACTCTTCTGC